CGCATTACATATTAACTTCAATTTGGGATTATATTTTTTCAGTTTTTGAATAATATTGGGTGGTGGTCTCATTCCATAACTATCGTAATATAAGGCGTCATTTTTGTTTAAATATAATGCCGTCCAGTGTGTTCCATTATATCCGTCCAATGGTGATGAATGGTCTAAATTTATTATATAGCATCCTTCCTTATCTATTTTCAATTTGTCTTTATAATTAACATCATTTAATTTTATTTTTAACATTTTACAATAATTCACTAAATCGTGATTACTTAATAATTCAGTTTCCATTATATATTATTGTTATTTTCTTTTATATTTTATTTAATTATTGGTGATTAATTCGGCGTAAGATTTAGGTTTCTTGGGATGGAATGCTTGATGATGTGGTGAAATAAGACTGGAATTGGTGGGTTTATTACAGGTCATACATCCGCCTCTAATTGGGACGGCAAAGCTGCCTCCGTGGGGAACTGAATATGAACCCCCGTTGAGATAAGGATTTATCTTACCTTTGAGTGTGCTTCCAAGACCTGAACCATTAATACGTTTTACTCCTTCATTTACGGCAATTAATTCTGGGACTAATTCGGGTGCAACAATAGAAGCAAGAGGAATTCCATATTTATCTACATTTCGAGAGACTTGTTTTGTGATTTGTCTTGCCTTTCCAGCAGTATGTTTTAGTTTTCTTCCTAAATGTTTGACGCCAGCACCAGTTTGAGTTTCTACCACGTCGGCAATTTTTGATGCTCTATTTGAAACCTTAATTGCTTTATCAACTGTATCAGCATATTCATCACCAACCACCATTTTGACTAAATTCTTATTCTTTTCTAAAACTCTTACTCCTTTCTTAACCGCCTTCGCACCTTTATTCACAGTTTTCTTCAAATTGAATTTTCCACCAGCACCAGTTTGTGTTTCTAACTCATCGGCAATTTTTGATGCTCTATTTGAGACCTTAATTGCCTTATCAACGGTGTCTGCGTATTCGTCTCCTACAGCGAATTTAATTAGTTTTTCATTTTTCTTTAAGACTTTTCCTGCTTTTTTGACACCCTTTGCTCCTTTATTGACTGTCTTTTTAAGGTTAAATTTACCGCCTTCTATACTTTTATTGTAAGTGCTTTTAGCACCTTTAAGGGCATCTTTGTAACTACAACCGTGTTGTGCTTGGTATTGCTTAACGTGATTAATCCATTCAGACATTTTATATAATAATACTATATTTTTTATTATTATATTATTTATTTATTATTTATTATTTTGATTTAATTATTGCTAAATTATTTCTATTTTTACATAAGTTGTCCGGTAGTGATATCAATTACAACGTCCTTCTCATACTCAATATAGCAGAGCAAATCAAGTGCCTTACCCGATGATACAGTGCCCGATACTTGAACCGAAAGAGGAACATTGTCGTCAAACTTGTTGCGTCTGCTTAAATCAACAACCATATAACCATAATTGCTCTCAAAATCCTTAAGAGAAATTTGTCCCGAAGACGTGCCCATTTCTTGTCCTCCATTCACCCCATCATTACCATCTTGCTCCAAAAGGAAATGCTCGTAAGAATAATTTATAGGATTGGAATACACATTAGAACCGCTCAATTGGACGTTAAAGTTGCTAATACGACAAGCAGAAGTCGTTCCTACACCATCACAGGTATAAGGACTTGCTTGAGGTTCAATAGCAAGAGTTCCATTACCAGAAGCAGAAAGCACAGGAATTATTACGAGTCGCTTCATTCTTGCGAGAGCATTAGTCAATAGGGACTGAAAACCACCATTCACTCCTCTCAAGCGTTGAAAATAAACATCCTCATATAGAACCTTTTTAGAACCAAGACCAAGGTAAGACTGTTCCGCAGAATTCTCAAAAGTGTAGGCAGGAACATAAAGACGGCATTGGTTTTTAGTAGGATGAACCACACCATTATTGCTTACAACTTTGACGCTAATATCTTCTACATAATCCGCTACTTCACCACCTGCCTTGCGGATAACAGGGCAAAAAGAACCAGCAAGCGTTGAAACCACAGCAGCTTTATTACCACCAGCAACCACAATATGGGTGTCAGATTGGTTAAGAGTTAAAGTAATCTTCATCAAAGAACCTCTCACAAGATGCATTTTTTCAAAAAAAGGTAAATCGCGAAGACGAATAAAACAGTCATAAAAAAAAGTATTTACAGTTCCAGCAGTTTCTTGACAATTAGCACCTTTTGCCTTCAAATCAGCAACAGAGAGAACACCTGCCTTCTCTTCGTGGTAAAATTTCTTATTAGAAGTGTCATTATGAAGTCCCTCCTCATCAACATAAGACCAGTCCTCACTTGAATGCTTTTGGTATCCCATATGATGACCGTGGATGGTCTCATCTCCGTGTCCCATAGTTGAATGAAGTTTAAAGTTCAACAGAGGAACAATATTGCGGGTTTGTTGAAGCACAGTAGTGTTATTCATCTCAACTTGAATACTATCAATAATAGACAAATTAGATGCCTTCATTTGAAGCAATTGTTTAGCATCATCAGCACTAATAGCGTGTCCGACATCACGAGTTATAGTCATCACAAGAGGGATGCTAATAAATCCATCCCGAAAATCAAACCATTTCCCGCTATTGCTGAAACTGGAAGTTTCAAATTGAACGGTGTTTCTTTGATAGTTCGTTGAATTGTTGTTATCAATTTGGTATAAAAGTTCTTTCTTTAAAAAAGGGACAGGCATTGATTGTCCGCTTTCGTTACTCATAGAATATCCGATTGTAGCAAGGTCGCTCATTATTATTATATACTATCAATATATTTTTTAAATTATAAATAATTATTATTTAATTTATTTATAATTTGCCTAAATATTTCTTTATATTTTGAAGTTTATAAACTTTTTTAATTTTTCTTCACTTATTTTTTTATTCACAATTTTATTAACTGTCGCATTTTGGCGTTCTATTTTGGGTGCTTCGGTTTTCACTGGTTCTTTCGGTAAATCTTTTATTATAGTTTGATTTTTCTCCTTGTCTTTTTCTTCTTGGGTTTTCATAGAACCTCCTAAATAATTATTACTACTTGTGTATCCACAGTTATACTTATTTTTATAAAAATATACCATTCTATTATATTATATTTGGATTTTATTTAATATAATACTTTTTATAAATTATTCATCTAAATTATTTCTTGTAAATTGCTAAATTCAACAACATATCGGGGTCTTTAATTTGTAAAGGAAAAAAGTTTTGGTCGTAAATTCGCACCTCAATATGGTTATAAACTCCTGGTTTTATTTTGGAATGAACCAAGTCTAAATTAGGACTAATGATATCGCCAAATCCTACATTATTTGGGATAGTAAAAGAGAAAAATACATTATCTGGAATTGACATCTCATTTGATACTAAATTACAAGTCAAAATGTAAGACGAACTCGGCATCATATTAGGAACAGTTGTATTCAAAAATGTTTCTGACCTATTTGTGGAGTCAGTTGATGTATCCATTGAAATTGTTCCTGAAAATCCTAATAGAGAACCAAAATTGTTATTACTTGGAATGATTATTTCAGGTGATTTGAATTCACCTACAGGCAAAGTCCAAGTGCTTGGTGTCTTCACCACATCTGTTATTGGTCTCAAACCATTTCCATCATTGAAGTCATATTGGTCGCTTAATGAAGACAATTTGATACTTGTGGAATAATAAGTGGTGTTTATTCTCAATTCAAAAAAATAAATAAAATTACTACCATCGATCGTCTCCAACATATGCCCTCGCGACGCCATAACACTCAAAAGGATCTCATTTAAAACTTCAATACTATAAAATCCATCTGGAATCGTTATATCGTGTATATCATCTACATCTCCATTTACATTATTAAACCATTTGTATTGAAAAAAATTGTTGTTATTTTTGGCGGTAATGTTGAACCAAGAAAAGTATATATTTAAATTACTTAAAGCAACATTATCCTCTTCACCAAATGTGATACTACGAGGTAATTCATATCTCAAGTGGTTATTTCCATTTCCAATATTTACAATGTGAGACTTATTTAGTATAATATTTTGCGACATTTATATATAATAATAGGTGATATTTTTATTATTAAATATTATTAATTTGTTTTCTATTTTTTGCTAAATATTTTCAATAACTTCTAAAAATTCATCAGCGTCTTCCTTTTTGATTTTATTTATTACTGGATTTGAGAGCAAAACTAGAATCTCTTTTAACTCTTCTTTGACACTATTATCGCCTTCTATTAGTTTCTCTTTTAGATTATTGAATCGCTTCACATAGTCATCTACACTCTTTGATATAAATTGAAATCCGTCTATTTTTGCTACATACATTGCGGTTTTTAGCAACTCTTGCTCCTTATCTGATAATTCCTTTTGTAATTCTTTTGATATTTCTTGTGTTTCTAAATAGTGGTTCAATAGTTTTCTAAATTGTTCGCTAATTTGTGTGCGTCTTAATAACGGAACTGGGGACATTCGTGTTGTTTGGTCGCTATTATGCTTTATTAATATGTAGGGCACTTCCATATCATTCAAATATTCAATATTTATCAATAGACGACCAAATGGTCTGTAATATTTTTCTTTGTATGACACACCCTTATTTGGTGCTCTTTTTTTTCTAATTTTGACTGCTGGTTTTTCTAAATTTTCGTTCTCCATATAATAATGCTACATTATTTATTTCTAAATTTAAATACTTTTAAACAATTTGTTTTAAGTCCCATAAGAGGTCTATTAAATCGCCCTTTGAAGTATTTGGTTTATAAGTATCTATACCATTGTCGTTTAATATCTCTTTCATTTTATCTCTTGTAAAACTTTTATTTAATACTTCTTTTGATTTTGCTGTTGTCCATTTATCCATTGAAACTTTTTGTAACTTTATCTCATCATTTAATTTCCTTTTTACTGGATTCATTAGTTTATCTATTTCAATTAATTTGTCTACATCATTTTTGTCTGATTGGTTCATTTTTTCTTTAAGTTCATTCAACCAAACATTACTTGCGTTTGACTGAATTGATGCTTCTACTCTATCAACCAAGTCGTCCGCTTTTTTTTGATTAATTCCTCCATTATCGTAAATTGTTTTTATTAAATTATATATGTCATTCATTAAAGATGTTTCTTTTGTGTTTCCATAATCATTATCTAATAATTGCTGGAATTTAGGTATGGAATATGAGGCGGTATTAGTATTTGGGTCTGAATTTTTCAATAACTCGGGATACACTGCGTTAAATTCTTGAATACTAATTTGATTTTCATTTATAAACTCCATAAAAATATTCACTTCGTCGTGGTCGTTAGCAAATAGAGTATTCAATTTCGCACCAATTTGCTGTCTAATATAGTTAAGGTCTTCATTGCGTTCATAGTTTGAGCGGGCATCTCTCGGTTCGTCTAAATCTTCAATATTGTGTTCGTAATTATGCATCTTCCTTGCTATTGTGCTATTAACTTGCTTTCCAATTTGAAGGTCTTTTAATTGCTGTTCGTGACGCTGCTTTCTTAGGTCAATATACTTAACACTCATTTATATTATATTATAATATTTTATTAAATTATTAAATTATTATAATACAAATTATTTAATTGAAATCTTTTGGGTCAAGTATTTCCAACCAATTTAATCTAAAACTTTTGCTTTGTGGTGCGTTTAAATCAATCAACAAGAAATTTCCAAAAACACCAGAATTAGAGCAATGGTTATACATATTTTGTAATTGGTCGGTTGTTGCTGTTAAACTATACTCTGAAAGCAATAACCGTAAGTCCTTCAATCCAGAAGTCTTAATAATGAAAATATATTGACACTGTAATCGCACTATTTTAGGCACTTTGTAATAACTTTGCGTCAAATAGAGCGATGAAACTCCCATTTTTCTACCTCTAATATACAACTCGTTAATACATTTTTGGTCATTCTCGTTACATAGGTCATCAAATACGACCAGCGTTTGCCCGTAATAATTACTTTCATCAAATGTCCGAAAATCATTCAAATCATATGAAATTTGTAGCAAATCGTCTGCTATTTGTGATTGAAGGTAATTATATAACGGTTCTTCTGCTCTGCTGTATATATAGATTTTGTTGAATGTGTCACTCATTTTAGCAACCAAATTAAGGAGCATATTTGTTTTTCCGCTACCACTACTACCTACAATTACACCACGAAAAGGCACTTTTATTAAATGCTCTTTGTAATTCGGGTTATGAGATTTCGGCATAAATTTTTTTACCTTCTTTTGGTCGTAGAAGTTTATAACTTTATTAGACATTTATAATATACTGATATTTATTTTTTAATTATTAATTTCTAAATTAGTATTTCTTTGATGAGTTTTACTTTTTATGTGTCTAGCAAATGATTTTTTTTGAATAAACATTCTACAATCACAGCACCAAATAGGTTCTTTCCTTTTTGCTACAACATTAGGATGCTTCTTTTTTCCCGCTATGAGTTCTTTATTATCTTTCCTATATTGCTTTTGTCTTGCTAATATGCTCTCTTTATTTGTTTCATATCTTATTTTATTATATGCTTTGACTTTTTCTTTATCTCTTTGGTATGTCATAATATAATAAAATAATAAATTGTTATTCTTAAATTACTTTTACATTATACAAGTAATTAAAATTATACTCATTTTTTTTCTCTTCTATTCGTGCCTTATATCCAAGGTCTAACATCGCCACAGTTATGCTCTCACAATCACAATAATTATACCCTTTTGGATTTTTTTTGTTTAAGTAATCTATTATTTTTAGTTTAATTCCATTTGAATTTATATTTTTGTTAAATGACGACCAACATCTAATACGAAATAACTCTGGTATTACTAATAAGGCGTTCATATATTCTTCTCTTCGTCTAATCATTGCTAAAATTTCTTCATCTGGGTTGTCAAGGTTCAACATTTATACATACTATTGAGATAAATATTTAAGTGGTTTTTTTCTTAAATATATTAATTAATTATTTGTAAATAAAATTGCCTAAATAAAAAAGTATTTTAATATTATATAATATGAAATTCTTTTGCCCCAAATTGCCTAAATTCCGCCAAAAATCTGTTCCTAAAAAAATTAATAAATTAGAAGACAAATTGAAAAGACATAATGCCAAAATTGCCAAACTTATTGAAAATAATAATAATTCCATTACACTTCAAAAGCACATTATTGATGAAGCAAATAATCAAATCAAATATTTAGAAGTTGAATTACAGCAAATAAAAGACCTTAAAAGTAAATAATTATCTTATAATATTATACAAATGAGTGTATCATATTATACAAATGACTACATTTTTAAACCTTCTGTAAGGAAGCACAAGAAATACGATGTTTTCACATTAGAGGGCGATTATATTACCTCTTTTGGTGACAAAAGATACGAGCAATATCAGGATATTATAGGGCACTATGCTGACAAAAATCACTACGACAAAGATAGGCGAAATCGGTATTTCAAACGACACGGTAATAAGTTCAAATTTGAAAGTGCTGGGTATTTCTCCGCATTATATTTATGGAACTAATGATGCATTATTTTTAAGGAAAATTCTCG